TTGAATTCTTCTGTTGTATTATGATAAAACCACACTAATCATCATCCTCTTCGTTCACATTTTCTTTGGGTATATTTTCACTATCTAAGAGTATGTACTCTGAGCAAAATGGACAATAAATTGGATCGTCATCACATTTACTCACATCGTATTTGATTGTGAAGGATGAATTACACTCTTCACAGCTATGTGCCAATGTAGTCATCAATTACACCATGAAGATTTCTTTTCACCAAAATAAGGTCTGGCATGACCATTGGCGATTAGCATTGCTGATAATCTTTGACCATTAACAATTACATCACCCAATACACGACCACCATACTTGTCATGTGAATTTAATTCAATAACAACTGGTAGATTGGATTTGTATGCTTTGTTTAATGTATCTTTGGTGAATTGTGATGCTTGCTCTGCGGCAGCTGCTTCTTGTGGGCATGATGCTCGATGCCCTTTTTCTGGTGTATCAACTCCAAGAACACGAATTGACAACTTCTTTGGTAATGGATCAGGCATAAATGGTGCATTGAATTCAACTGTGTCACCATCAATAACTCTAGTGACTGGCCAATTATATGGATTTGCTAATGCATTTGAGCCAACCATAATGAGTACAGCTGATAGATATAATTTAATTTTATTCATGTTCTTATATTAGATGAGCCCACCGTGATGGGCTCTTTTAGTTTACTTAAATGAGTGTCTCAGGCCGATTGCAAATTGATTACCATCAAATGGACTTATACGATTTTGTCCCTCTTGACGGCGATAGTCAAATGTTGCTGCTAAATTTTCATAAACTGGCACAGAAGCACCAACACCAGCAGTAAGGGCATAACCATTTGAACTGGTTTGATTATTCAAATATGCAGCACCACCTTTAACTGCGAGAGTAACAGAATTAACTTTAGCAATATCATATGAACCAACTAAAGAATAACGGTCTTGATAGTTTGCGATTTGAGCAAATCTGTTGTAATCTACTTCAACACCAAATTTACCAAACTTTTTACCAACTGTTGCATCATAGCCTGTGCGATCTGAATAGTCACGAATATCATTCAAATTAACTTCAGTAGCTGATACGGATAATGCCAATGTTGTCAATGTTGCAAATAAAACTCTCTTCATTTCTTTATTTGATTATACTTCTTTGAAATTATAGATTGCACTTTGTTTTGTATCTTTTTTGCCCAAGACGGCTGTGGTAGATTCCAACCCACAAATGTGCCTACTACTATCCAAAATAGTGGATCTAACGTAAATAGTGTGTCTAACATATTAATTCCTTTTTTAATTTATACTGCAAACGATGAACCACAACCACACTTGTTGGTTGCGTTAGGATTTTCAATCACAAAATTAGCACCCATCAACTCTGATTTGAATTTAATTGTTGAGCCTTGTAGATATTGCATACTCATTGCATCAATCAACACTTGTATCTTATTGCAACCTTCCACAATAGGAAATTCAAAGTCATCTTCACTCTTCTCTGATTCCCACTTGAAACCATATGAGAAACCTGAACAACCACCGCCTTGAACAAACACTCTTAGGCCTTTAATGTTTGTATCATTTTGATCTATATATAACTCGGTGATTTTTTCTTTTGCTGATTCGTCTAGTGTTATCATCTAGTTAGTCTTGCTAGTTTTAGATGTCTGAATATTGTCAACCACATCCAGCCTATATCAAATTCAAACCAATTTCTACTGAGTTTGGGATTTGCAGGTGCTGCATGGTGATTGTTGTGCAACTCTTCTCCACCTATTATGATGCCCCAAGGTACGATATTGGTGCTGTAATCATTGGTGTTAGCATTACGATACCCAAACCAATGTCCAGTACCATTTACTATTCCTGCAGCCCAAAATGGAATCCATATCATTTGAATTGCCCATATTAATAAACCCACCCATGAAAAACAAAGTAAATTTATGACTAATAACAAAGTAATTCCTAAACGACTATGTTTAATATATACATTTCTTTCCATCCAATCATCAGGAGTACCAACACCATATGAATCAACCATGACTTTATCTTTTGATGCTGCATGATATAACGCTGCTCCTTTGAGCAATACTTTCCAAATGCCAAAAACATGCGGGCTATGTGGATCTCCTTCTATATCAGTCTTTTGATGATGTTTGCGATGTATGGCTACCCATTGTTTAGTGACCATGCCTGTAGTCAACCACAACCAAAAACGCATGAAGTGGCTTAATACGGGATGAAAAACAATGCCTTTATGTGCCTGTCCTCTATGTAAAAATAGAGTGACACAAATAATAGTTATATGAGTAACTATAAGTGTATATAGAATTAAGCCCAAACTGAATCCCAATTGCCACTCAAGGCGCCTTTCGCATAATCAGTTGCTCTGTTCTCAAAGAAGTTTGTATGTGTTGGTGCGTTAATCATTTCTTCTACCCATGGTAATGGATTCTTTTTGACTTTGTATATGCCTTTCATACCAAGACCAATAAGTCTTCTGTCGGCAATATATCGAATGTATTTTTTAACATCTTCGCTATTTAGGCCTTCCATTTCACCCATATTGAACGCAAGATCAATGAATTTATCTTCCAACTCAACCATTTTTTCAGCGATAGTGTAAATAGATGATTTAAGTTCATCATTCCAAATCTCGGTGTTCTCGTGGATATAGGTCTTAAACAACTTCATCATAGATTCAGAGTGCATAGTGTTTCCTGTGACAGAAATCTTATTATTTGATCTGATGAAAAATGATTTTCCAGGAACAGCCAAGCAATAAAAATTCTTAGATTCATGCTCCAGTTTAGTTTTACTGATTGCTGATGTTTCACATTCAATAAACTTATTATCAACAATAACACCCCCAGCAATGTTTGCTAGAGTTTGAAATGCACGTTCAATACTATTTTTCATTAGAATTCCTTTGTTTAATTGTTCTGCCCATACGCCAACCTGTTGGTATGTCATCATTGCGTTTTATTACTTTAGAAATTTGATCATTTGTAATCCAAACTCTATCATGTTTCTGTATCATGCCACGAAAATATCCCTCTGGAGGAATATCCCAACTTTTTATTTTTAGATTACTTATTCCATTATTATAACAAACATCACCTTTTATTTTTTCAGAAATTTTATCTTTTGATTCTTGTGTGTGTGTTGTAAATTTTTGCACATCGTCTCCGCGACCCTGCTTCCAACCCTCTGGTATAATATCACCCACTCTAGACAATATAGTGTTTATTCCGTTAGTTATCCACACATTACATCCAATTCTATTCTTGCTTGCCATCCTCATATTTTCGAGCGAAACACCTTCGTGAATTCTACCACGATTATCTGGTTGTATTCTTGCGTATTTCATTCTAGCTATTGCACGTTTCAATTTATCGCCGACATATACATTAGAACCATTCAGTATCTTTGTTTGTCTAACCTTTTCAGTTATCACACTTTTCATTTCTTGAGAATAACCCGCCATAGTATTTCCGCCTGTACCACCAACAGATAGGTTATAATTGTTATTCATTTTACAAAAGGCCTCAGTAACAATTTCTCTCTCTTTATTTCTAGCTAAAATCAAGTCATCATATATGAATAGCGTTTCCCTGACAAAATTCTGTTGACCATATTTTTTAATTGATGTGTTCAGCAGAATACCTGAACCAAGATATCCATCAAACTCAAAACCCTCTTGTTTATGGATGCCTATATAAATTTTATTATTAGTTAAATTTGTCGTTTTATATACAATATAGTTCATCATACCTCCTTACCGTTACTTGGACTATAGTATTTAGTAAAAATAATAGTTTAGGTCACTAAATTTAAGTAATATTCTACAGCTTCTTTAGCCCATATTGAAGAAACATGAGGTATTTTATCATATAACCATGTTTCGTCTAAATCTCCAGCAATTATCATTTCTATAGATAATTTATCCTCAGCTGTTAAATAATCATCTCCAATAACTTTATTTCCAGAAACAATAAGTGTTGCGTTATCTGGACAATCCAAGGCCTTTACTTCACCAACAGTTCCATCATCATTCATAATAATCATTCTATGATTTGGTGATACATGCTGATGGATTGTATCCGACTCAAACACGAATGACGAATCTCTAATTACATGTTGAATCTTGCTTGGATTTACAAAGGATGTTTCTTTTGTGGACATATCATATTGAATAATTTTATCAGACAAACACAATAGTTCAATTGGAATCCAACCACTCTCAGATAATACTTCTGTTCCTTCGATTACCGCTTCATCAACGATAGACCATGTAATAATTTGACCCATGCCTTTCATTTTACCTGTTCTTGGAAAATTCAACAACATAATGAATGAGGAGAACAACTGCATACCTTCAGTGAAGGCACTAAACACAGCAATATGTCGTGCTGTATTCTCCTTAGTGCCATTCTTACCTGAAATGTCCATTACATAATCGTGTTTGTTTTTCATCTCCTGATACTGCATAAACTCATTGTATGTTTTATCAGGCAATCCTAGTGTCTCAATCAAATGTGAATATGCGGCAATGTGTAGTGCTTCTCTTGCAGCAAAACCCATTAACATCATTCGCACTTCAGGCTGTGGAAAATATGGCAGATAATTCTTTACATAACCGCCTGCAACATCGATATCACCTTGTGTGAAAAATCTAAAAATGTTTGTAAGAAAATATTTCTCAGATTGAGATAGTCTATTCTTCCAATCTTTCACATCTTCTGCCATTGGTACTTCAGTCATAAGCCAGTGGCTTTGTTCGTGGATTAACCAAGCATCGTAGCACCAACTATATTTGAACGGTTTGAAATATGTTCGTTCATCGGTTAATTTTAAGTCTTTATGTTTTTTATTCATACTTTTTTATATCCTTCTGGTATATTTTTAGGTTTAACTCTTTTCCTTAAACCATCGTCATTTTTAACCCAAATAGTGCCTTTTGCATTACTCGGTCTGTTTTTTGCTGCTATTTTCAATTTATCTTTATGTTCTTGTGTTTTTGGTTTAGTATTGACTAACGATATTTTTTTTCTTCCTTCTTCCGTTAATGATACTGGACATTTGTTCACCCATTCCGATCCAGGTGAAACCACACATCTTCTTTTTTCATTTGTTGTTGAATTATACCACCACTTAGATCCACGAACATTTGTGTTGCCTTTTGCCTTTTCAGCCCAAATAACTTTTAATTTAGGATCTTTTCTTGATAATATCCATTTTTCTGAATGTGACATATCACCACCATCAGCTTCTTCCATTTTAAGATTAGCCCAATCATCTGATCCAGCCACATTCCAAAGAATAGAATAATACCTACCTTTATCCTTTATTTCAGATTTTGTAACACACTCACACAATACTTCAGTAGTCACATTATAACCGTGTTTTTTAATATGCCGTATCCAAACAATACCAGAACCTTGGTACAAATGTGGATCATTTTTTGTGTATCCTAGATATTTTAATCCGGTTATTGTGTGTGTTTTTTTATACAGATAGAACATTGATTTACTCCTATAATATAGTATTTATGCAAACCAATGTGTCTATTCATGTTTTTTTAATCATCCTTTTTCTCATACATTACTGTGTTTGTGTCGCCAAGAGCCCATTTAGAATCAGTTTCTACTGACCATCGTTTAGTGGCTACTCTAAAATCTGATATCTTCAATTCTTTTGGATTACTACTTGGTTCTAATATTAATATACGGTTGTTTGGTTGTGTTGCAAACTGACCGTTATCTAACTTAACAAAATTATATGATTTGTGGTCTTCGATATCTTCACTAAAACCAGTATCAAGTATATTGAAATCGGGATGAGCTGAATCAACTGTGAACATATACTCACCATATACCCAGCCATCAGATTTTAATTTAACTTTACATTTCATTGACTGTAACTGTGCTTTTTTAATAACAGTTATATCATATGATAAACAATCCCACAATTGCAAATAATCTAAAGGTAGAGGTTCACCAACAATGGACTTCCAACAAAATGCATGTAATGGTAATTTATCATACAATGCGCCATAGTTGTTTAGATATGCTTCAATACGAAATGCTTGTCCTCTTAGTGATTTAATACTCACCCACCAACAAGATTCAAGTTCTCCATGACCTTTTTGAAAGTCATAGAGGAACTCTTTACGAACAAAGCATCTTACCGGAGGAAGATTAGCGACAATGTGTGCCATTATATTCTTTTTCTTTTATAATTTCAATGTGGGAATTATTCACAGGCCAAACATCCTTCTTCTGTAGAAGCAAGTGCCTTCAAATTCAATTCTTCGATGATATGTCGTTCAATTTTCTTTGATACTTTATCTGCCTTGGCCAACTTCTCACTTCTGCAATAATATAATGTTTTCAAACCTTTTTTCCAGGCCATAAAGTGTACTGCATGTAGATATTTAATGTTTACATCTGGCCGAAAGAAGAGGTTAATGGATTGCGCTTGGTCAATGAAACTTTGTCTGTGAGCTGCATGGTCCACAACCCATCTTTGGTCAATCTCCATACTAGTTTTGAACACTTCTCTTGTGGACTCCTCAAGAAACTCCAAATGTTGTACCGATCCGTCATTAGCAATAACACTTGACCAGATTTCGTTATAGTCGATTGTGGCATTGTCTTCACACTTCTCCTTTATAATTTTATCCAACCATTTGTTTTTGTTTAAGTGCGAACCAGAAATGGTGTCCTGTCTATACGCATTGGCTCGATACGGTTCAACACTAGGTGAAGTGTTACCCATAAGAATACTAGAACTAGCATTAGGAGCAATCGCTTGGCAATGCGAAAACCTACGACCCGTACCTTTGGCATCTGGTGCTTCACCTCTTTCACTACCCAATTGAATATTAGCTTCATCTAATTTTTCTTTAATGTGCTTAAAGATTCTGATGTTTGCTGATGTGGCAAGCGCTGACTCCCAAATAATTGCATTACGCTGTAGGTAAGCATGAAACCCAAGAGCGCCAATCCCAATGCTACGCTCCCGTTGAGCAGAAAATTTTGCTCTGGAAATAGAATCTGGAGCATTATCAATAAAATACTGTAACACATTATCAAGCATTTCTGCAACATCTCTGAGAAAGAGTTTGTCGTTTTTCCACTCATCATAATACTCCAAGTTCAATGACGATAAACAGCAAACAGCAGTTCTTTGTTTATCAGTCGGTAATATAATTTCAGAACAATTGTGTACTAAAATATTATTGGCATAAAAGTTATGATTATCATCAACTGTAATATCATACACATCTTCTTTCACATTCAAATAACTAATTTTTATTGCCATATTTTCTTCCTTTATACCACCCATCACCGGGGTGTGTTTTAGATTTTTCTACTTACTAAGTGTATCAAAGAATATCTAAGATATCGTCTTCTTTAAGTTCTTTTGCCATTACATAACCACGATTTTTAGTGTAAATTTTATGTTCTGGTGTGCATTTGATGCTTTTAC